TCGATTGGCCGCTGGATGCCGGATGCCGAACCGGACTCCGCGAAGGGTCCAGGCGTGGCAGGTGTCCAAGAGACAAAAAGCTTGTGTTCGTCGGGACTTCGGAGCGGCCTGAAAGGTGCTGGACTCCGGGTGGCTTCCCAAAAAATCCGGCCTGGCGCTAGCGACGTTTCGCGCCGCGCCCTCCCGCATAGGGTATCCGCCGGGAAGGAACCAAACTCGTCAGCTGGGCCGCTTGGGATGCGCCTCTCGCGAACATGCCACTGGGATACGCGAATTCGGCCAGTTCTGTCTCGCCGGGAAATGTCTCACTGAAAATTGTCTCACGTGATGCAATCAGCTTGACATTCGCCGCGTCGCATCAACCACGAACCGCTGCGAGCGCTTCGCGGGTGGACGGCGTCCGTTGAGCCGCCACGTGATCACGCTCAGCGCGTACTCCCAGCGGCGGTGCGCCGTTGCGCGCGACAGCCCGAAGCGCCAGCAGATGGGCTTCCACGGCGTGCCCTCGGCGCGCGCCCAGACGAGCTTCGCATCCTCGGGCTCCAGCCAGGCGAACCAGTCGAAGGTCTTCTCCATGCGGGAGATGGCCGCCGGGGCCGGGGGCGGGCGGCGCAGCCGCGGGGGCTCCTGCGCGACGAGGTCCGCGAACTCGTAGGCGATCCTCGGCCAGGTGCTGAAATACCCCTGGACCTTGACCTCGGGCAGCCGCATCAAGACATCGGCCGCCTCGGCGAGACGCTCTTCCACCTGATCACGGGTCCAGACGTCCATGCCGCGCCTCCTTGGCGTATCCGTAGAGCTTGTCTCCGAGTTGCCGCACGAGCTCACGCTCGGGCCAGGTCAGGCGCGGATCGGTCTCGCTGATCACGAGGACTTTCTGCTCGCGCCAGCCTTCACGCTTGATCTCTTCCGGCGACCGCCGCTTGCCGCCGAAGCCGGGTGGCGCCCATCTCATCGCACGCCTCCCTTCGTCTCGATTGCCCAGAGGAGCAGCGCGATGGCATCGGCCTCGTTGTCATCCTTCGGATCGAAGCCGCGCGCGGTCATCGCGGCAATCATCATCGCCTTGTCGGCGTTGCCCCTGGCCGTCGCATGGCGCTTGATGGTCCCGACCGGAACGCCCTGGTAGGCGATGGCGCGGTGTTCGCACCAAGCGGCCAGCGTCGCCAGGAAGCCGCCGTAGAGTTGGGCGGCGTCGACGCCGAGGTGGCGGCGGACCTCTTCGAAATAGATCGCGTCGAGACCCGAGGCATCCGTGACCACTGTGTCGAGCCACGCGGCGAAGCGGACGAAGCGCATGCCGCCGCCATCGAACCGGCTCGGCCGGAACGAGACGGAGCCATGGAGGATCTGGCCGGTTGCGAGGCGCAGGGCCCAGCCGGTCGTGGTGCCAAGGTCGAGCGCGAGGATGGAATGGTTGCGTGGCGTGTCGAGCGGCAGCGATTCAAATCTTGCGCCCTCGGAATTCGGGATCAGAGTCGGCTGAGCCATGATGGGTCTCCCTTGCCGGTGGCCTGTGGTGGTGGAAGACGACGGTGGTCTGGTGCTTGGCGGTACGGGGCCGCCGTCGTCGGATCGGGAAGCGCAGGGGAGTGTCACGGCGGCGCGCGCGACAGGCCCGTACGTATGGGAGGAGTGGCCAACCCTGTGGGGTGGCCATCCCATACGTAGTATGGGGAGTTCCCTATCATTACTCGGAACGACGCAAGTGACTGAAATGATTGGGCGTTTCGTTGTTTCGGAGGACGAACAAGGAGGACCGAGTTGTTTGTCCTCGTCCTCCGCAAGCCCTTGATTTTGTTGGGCTGAGGACGAAGTGAGGACGAGGACCGACAACTTCGTCCTGAGGACGAAGGGGATTTCGGGGAGGACGAAGTCAGTCATCGAGACCCTCCGGGTAGACCCATATGGAGGGGTTCTCGACCTGCAGGCAGGCGCCGGTGCTGGCGCATTTGTAGTGGCTGGGCAGCACCGGAAGGCCGTCGCCCAGCACCTCGCCTGTGTCGGCATCGATCTGCGCGTCTGTCCCGAAGCGCATGCCGTCGATCACAAGATAACCGAAGCGGGAGCGAACCACGGCCTTGCCGAACGGCCGGCCGTCGCGAAGGAACTTGATGTGGCCCTTGGTCGTCAGCACGCCGATCCGGTCGCGGATGGTGTACTTGCTGCCGAGCCCAGCCTTGTTCTCAAAGGCCTCGCCGAACTGCGTGGTGGTGTAGAGCCGCCCTGCGGCGGCTTCCTCGTGCAGGATCGACAGGATCACGTCGCCCTTGCGACTGCGCTCGGCGTCGTGCTTCGCGCCGGCCTCCTGACGCACCAGCCGCTCGTTCATGGGGTTCATCTCGACCCATGCGCCGTGCCGCTTGTCGATGAGCTTCGCCGGCAGTGCAGGACCGTTCCTGAGCTCGATTTCCAGCTTGCGTTCAGGGCTTTCCTCGTCGGGGCGGTGGAGAATCAGCCCGGTGGTGTAGAAGCCGCGGAGCGCACTGGCGCCGGAGAGCGCCATGAATGGTTCTTCCTTCACCTGCTGCTTCGAGAGCTTCTTGGTGTGGTGGACAAGGATCACGCCGCAGTCCGGGTCGATGTGGTCGCGCAGAACCTCGATCCGTTCCTTCAGGAAGAACATCATGGCAGCGTTATCGTTCTCGCCGCCGCTGCCACCACCCGAGCTCGGGGGACCGCCGTCGAAGAGGTTGCGGATCGGGTCGACGCAGATGATGTCCGGCGGCGCGACCGGGAAAGCCGTCTGGACCGCCCGCGCCACCTGGACGCTGCCCTTGGTGTCGAGAAGCATCTTCAGCTTCGGCGTGGCGACGAGGTTGTCGCGTGCGGCGGACAGCACATCCGGCGGCAGGGCGATCTGCTTCAGCCGTTCGCGCAGGTAGTGGTACTGAATCTCGGCCTGCAGGTAGAAAATCCGCAGCGGCCGTGGCGGGGTGAACCCAAGGAACGGCACGCCGCCGGCCATATGGACGAGCCAGCAGATCAGCAGGTCGCTCTTGCCGACCTTGGGCGCACCACCCAGCACCAGCAGCCCGCCGGGCGTCAGAACCCGTGGCGCAATGATGTCGACGGGCATCGGACTGACGTCGTCCAGCAGCGCGCCCAGCGTGAAGGCAGGGATCTCGGCAGGCACCGGCGCGCCCGCATCCAGCCGGATCAGCGGCGGCCCGTACCTCTCGACATGGAGCGTCCACAGCCGCTCGGATTCGCGCTTGAGCCGCTCGACTGGCCACTGCGGACGCAGCATCGCGGCGTTGTAGCCGCAAATTCCCTCCCAGCCTTCGTCCTTCGTCATCCGCCCATCGTGAACCATGCGGATAAAGTAGCCGATGGCGGCAGAGGCGCCCTCGAAACGGGACCATTCGTCCTGCGCCGCCTCGCGCACAGGCGTGAACAGCACCTTGTCCGTTGCTGGCTTTTCGACATGCGCGAACGCGGGCCGCATCGTGATGCCAGGCACCGGCGGCATGTCGGCTACAGCCTCGATGAACTCGGCCAGGTCGCGCTCGCGGTCGGCCTTCAACTCGACGATCCGCACCTGCGTCTTGAGGCCGTTCTTGTAGTAGACGGACCCCGCCACCCGGATCGGCTGGTGCGCCGACCGGAAATGCATATCGCCGCCGACCTTGGCGGCAATGTCGCCGCGCAACTGCGTCACCCGGGCAAGATCGCTGCCTTCGGCCGGTTCGGTCAGTTTCCACCAGACATGGGCCTTGTGCTGACCCTCTGGCGTGACGCCGCCGCTCTCCACGACCATGGTTGGCGGGCCAAGATGTCGCTCGAGATGGGCGCGCTTGCCAGCGATGTCGCCGGTGTCGAGGTCTACCACCACGGTCTGCATCTGCAGAACATCCGCCGACTTGGCCTGTCCGGGCTCCGCGACGGTGCCGGGGATGACATAGACCGCCGCGCCCTCGCGCGCGGCCCACGCGGCAAAGGTCGAGAGCTTATCGGATGCAGAAGCGTCAGCTTCGATCCAGATGTTATGGGGGCGGCCGTCGAAACCCTGTCCCTTGTCGATGAAGCTGCGGACCGGGATCAACCCGTCGCAATAGCCGACGACAACGTCCACGAACTTGGCGATCTGCTCGGGGTCCGGCTCATCGCCGAACACGTCGACCAGCGGCACGGCGTCGTTGAAGTCTCGCCACGGGTTGAAATGGACGATGTTTTCCTTCGGTTCGTCCGACGGCTTGTCGTCGCGCATTAGAGTCTCCTCACCGGGGTTCGATGGATCGCTGGGCCGGTCGCTCATCCGGGCAGCCTCCAGCAACGCTCGGCCCATGGGCAGAAGCGGCACTCGAAGTGCGAGGGGTCGTGCGCGATGCGTGGCAGCAATTCGTGCGCGTCGGTGGCGCGCAGGATGCGCACAGCGCGATCGCTCGCGGCCTGTGCCCGACCGGCGTCGAACGGTACGAGCTCGTGGTGAAGCTCAGCGGTGTCCTTGTTGATGGCGGTGAAGAGCGCGGGGTGTTCGGAAACGCCCGGGAGGGCGGGCTCGAGATAGGCCTGGTAGATCGCGATCTGGACCGCATAGATGGGCTTCGCCAGAACGACGCCCTTGGCGACTGTCTCCCGCCAGGCCTTGGCGTTCATCGTCTTGCATTCCCACAGGGCCGGAACCTGAAGGGCCGGCATGTCGGGAGCACCGAACACCACGCCGTCGACATGACCGCGAATGCGGCCGCCCGCGACGGAGAAGCCGATCTGTCCGCCGTCCGTGGTGCGCGTGACGAGATCGAGGCCGCTTGCACGCAGCCAGCGAATGGCGACCTCTTCGAGAGCATGGCCGATCTCGAAGATCCGAAGGGTCCGGCCATCGAGGCTCGCGCCGGGATCACGGGGGGTGTCCGTGAACTCGAACTGAAGCGCGCGATCGCAGGTGACGCCGAGGCGGGAGGCTCCGAGATAGCCGCGCGCCGGGACGGCAGCGCGTTCGCCAGCCAGCGCCGCATCGATCCGCTGGTTCAGGTGGTCGGCAAAGGTCGTGCGCGAATTGAAGTCGAGCATCAGAACGGGATCTCCGTGCTCGCCTGCGCGGCGCTCGCCGCCATCGCTTCCTGAAAGCTGCCGATGGCGGCTTCGATCAGGGTCAGCACCTGCGTTTCGGAGAGGCTGGCGAGCGGCGTCGTCCAGCCGATCTCTTCCATGAGCTCGGCGACGGGCCGGAGCGCTGCACGCATGGCGGCGCGTTCCTGTTCGGTCAGATCAACCACGGAACGCCTCCGCGCTGACGAGGACCAGAAGGCCTGACAGCTGATCGAGCAGAACCAGCGTTCCGGGCGCGGCCGGCTCGTACGGAAGGGCTCGCGCCAGCCAAAGCCGCGTGATGGTTTCCAGCAGACGGCACAGGGCATGCCCTTCGGGTGCCAGAGACGCTCCCGGTCCGACATCCGTTGCGGCGATGGTGTCATGGGCGTCGCCTGTCATCACGCCGCCCTCGCCAGCGCATCGCGATCGGCCCCGAACACGAGCCGACGGATCGCGGCCTTGTTGAACTGGAAGGCGATCAGCGCGGAGGCCTGGTAGCGGGTCAGACCGAAGTCCTGGCGGTACTCCATCGGCAGCAGCGCCAGCTGTTTGTCGGTCGGGGGCTGCGAGAGCCAGCGCCGGGTCTTGTGCGCGGTCTCGTCGCTCTCGTGCTCGTTCAGCCAGTCATCGGCGGAAGCCAGACAGACCATGCGCTCGCCAGTGCCGACGAGCGTGGTTGGTTGGCCCTGCCGGCCGCCCACCGCGTACCAGCGCCCGTTCAGGAAGAAGACGCCCGCCCAGGCGGAGAAGCCGGTCGCGACCAGCGCGGCATCGTCACCGAACAGATCGCACCACTTGAAGCTCGACCGCTTCAGGAGATCGATCTCGCTCATCACGAAGTCGCCGAGCGGCTGCGGCGCATCAGAGGCGTCGTCGCAGGTGAAGGCATGGCCGCAGAGCGGGCACTCCCGCGACGAGAGCGGGATGATTGCCTCGCAGGACGGGCACGTCTTGCTCGGCGCTTCCCCGGTCGGCTCGCGGCCGTCGAGTTCGACATCCTGCTCCAGCGAGCCGTGCAGCAGCGTGGACGTGCCGAAATCCAGGACGACACAGTCCGTCTTGACGACGCCCGGGTGTTCCTGCGGGTTCACCGTGCGCAAGCCGCGGCCAACCATCTGGACCATGGTCGAGCGATAGGAACTCGGGCGCAGCAGCACGACGCAGGAGGTCGGCGGGTGGTCCCAGCCCTCGGTCAGGACCGCCACGTTGACGATGACGCGCGCTCGGGTCTCGGCGAAGTCGGCGAGGGCAGCCTTGCGGCTCGCCTCCGCCATCTCGCCGGTGACCAGCACCGTCGGCACGTCGGCTTCACGGAAGGCGTTCGCCACGGCGGTGGCGTGGGCGACATCGGCGCAGAACACGACCGTCTGCCGATCACCTGCCTTCTCACGCCAATGACGGATCACGGCGTCCGTCACGGGCGTCCGGTTCATCACCTTGGCGACCTCGGCCATGTCGAAATCCTCGGCGGTCTTGCGGACCCGGCCGAGATCGGACTGGACGCCAACGTCGATCACGAATGTTCGCGGCGGCACGAGGTGGCCGGAGGCGATGAGTTCGCCGATCCGGATCTGGTCGGCGACATTCGAGAAAACCGGGCGAAGGCCCTTGCGATCGCCACGGTTCGGCGTCGCCGTCACGCCATAGATCAGCGCCTTCGGATTGCGCGTCTGGACCCGGTCGATGATGCGCCGGTAGCCGTCGGCGGCGGCATGATGCGCTTCGTCGATGACGAGAAGATCGAGCGCCGGGAGTTGGTCGAGATTGCTTTCGCGCGCGAGCGTCGGCGCCATGGCGAAGGTGGCGCGCCCTTGCCAGGACTTCTCGCCCGCATCGACCACGGAGGTCGACAGGCCCGGATTGACCCGGGCGAACTTGGCGCGGTTCTGCGCCGTCAGCTCGTCGCGATGCGCGAGAACGCAGGCCTTGGCGTCGCGCTCTTTCAGGATCTCGCCGACCACGCCGGACAGCATGATCGTCTTGCCTGCGCCGGTGGGCGCCACGCCGATCGTGTTGCCGCGGCTGCGCAGCGCCGCGACGCTGCGCTCCACGAAGAGTTTCTGGCGGGGGCGAAGCAGCATGGCGTCGCCTCACTGCGCCCAAGAGGGACGCATGCCGGCCGCCGGAGCCGCCGCAGGCTGGGCTGCCGTCTGCGCAGCGCCGCCGCTCTGGAAACCGAAGGACTGCGCCACCGGCCCCATGACCCCGGCGTACTCCTTGTGATCGGGCGTGACGGCGGTCCTGATCTCGTTCTTCGGATCGCCGTTGGTGTCGGTGCCGACATCGATCTTGGCGACGAACTCGATGCCATCGAGATCACTGAGCCTGCGGATGCGCCGGGCGGACTGGGCCTGAGGCGAGACGTCCTTGTCGGAAATGCCGCGCGCCGAGTTGAGGATCGCGCGCACCAGCGCCCGGCCCATATTGCCCCAGTCCGGGCCCTTCGGGCTGTAGAGCCCGATCAGCGAGAAGATCTTGCGCCGGGCGTACGGGCCTTCGAGCACCGTGAACTCGGCATTGAGGTAGACCGCGCCGGTGGATCCGCGCGTCGCATAGCCGCCGGTCCATCCCTGGCTCGGATCGTCGTAGCCGCCAGGGCGGATCGAGAGGCGAACCTTGGCGATCGCGCCCTTCGGGATGACGCTGGTGGTCGACCTGGCGTCGTTGAAATCATTCCAGTTGGACATGATGGATCACTCCTTGGTCTGGTCGTTTGAAGCGGCGTGGGACGGGGTCGACGCCGGCAGGCGGCCGGAGAAGTCGAGCGGCTGTCGCGAGGGCCCGCGGATCTTGCGCATCAGGCGTCCGAGATGCGGCTCCTCGACCATGTCGAGACGGCCGCTGCGGTCCTTCGCGGGAAAGCCGAACGGGTTCAGGGTCTGACAGATGAAGGCGCGGCGGTTCGTGCCGTCCTCGGCCTTCACCTCCGCCATCGTCAGGACCTCGTCGACGATGCCGGGCAACTCGAGGCCGGTTTTGGAGCCGTCGATCTGGGGCGAGAAGACGCGTCGATTGAAGTCGTCGAGCCGCTCGTCGAGGATGCCGACGAACCAGACATTCTTCGCTCTGGCGTGCTGCAGCTGGGTGAGCCAGCCGATCATCTCCCGGCCATGGAGACCGTAGGCGCCGCGCACGTCGGGCTTGCCGGTCTTTTCGGACATCGCCTCGGGCTGCCCGCGACACCACTGGAAGCAGAGCCGGCCGGCGACGGTGATCGAGTCGACAAAGATCGTCTCGTAGCGATCGAGCACGCTCGGCGGCCCGAAGCGCTCGGCGACCGCCGCGAAATGCGCCTCGCCATAGGCCTGGTCGGAGCGGAGCGCCGGGTTCGGCCCGCCGATGAAGACCGCCAGATCGCGGCACTCAGCCCAAGTGCGCGGACGCAACGCGTCGCCCGTCCATCCCTCGATGGCGAGGTCTCCCGCCTCGAGGTCGAGGAAGAGCGTCGTCTTCGGATCGAGCGTCCAGAGCAGGCTCGTCTTGCCGATCCCGGACTTGCCGAAGATGCAGCCCTTGACGCCACGAGCTTCGGCAAGGCGCTGGTCGGCGGTGATGATCGGGAGCGCCATGATCAGCGCTCCGCCTTGGCGCGGGCTGCGGCTTCGACCGCCCGATCGGCCCCGACGCCACCGGCGTCACGCGCGATCTGCGAGAGCTTGCGCAGAGCATGCATCCGGTCGCCGATGGCGTTGAACTCGGCTTCGAGGCCGCGCAGCGCGAAGGCGATGTCGTCGAGCGTCGCCTCGGTGATGGGCCTCGCATCGACCGCGTCGTGACCGGGGCTTGCCGGAACGCGGATCGTCTCCGGCAACGAGCCGAGGCTAAAATGGGATTTCTGAAGCGCCTTGATCGCCGACAGGGGCGCATCAGGAGTGGATTTGCCGAATGGGAACATGGGCTTGGTCCTTGTCATGTGCGGAGCAGTCGGAAGGTCGGTTTGCCGGGCCTGAGCGTCCGGGCCGGCTCGAAGGTGCGGCGGATCGCGTCGGGCCAGGCGCCAAAGGAGCGCTCGGAGACCGAGAGGCTGATCTCGATGTACTGGCTGGGGTCGTCGCCGGAGGCGCGGATCGTCTCGACGAGAGCGGCGAGCTTGGCCTGATCCCACTCGGTCTTCTTCGGCAGATCGGCGACGATGGTGACCGTGCCGTCGGTGAAGCGGACCGTGCCGGTGTCCTTGCCCAGAGCCGCGCGGGCTTCACGCGCACGCTCGCCGAACTTCAGCGCGATGGCGCCGTCGATCCAGTCCTTCAGCGACTTCGCGCTCTTCAGCGCCGCGTCAGCTTCGTCCTGCAGGACGGCCAGGACTTCGGCCGGCAAGGCCGTGATCTCGGCGATCGGCATGGTGCGGAGCGCGTCGAGCGTCGGCAAGTTGTTGCGAGGATCGGTCATCACGCGACCTCCTCGGCGAGGAGGGCGGAGAGCGAGACCGGCGACGACTTCGGCTTCCGCCGCGCCACGGCGAGGTAGGAGAAGTCGTCAGGTCCGTGACGCCGCTGGACGAGATGCGCGAGCCCCTGTTCGGCCGCCCACATCGCGCGCCGTCCGAGCTTCAGGAGTTCGGTGCGGTCCTTGGGCGGAAGCCGGGTTGCCATCGGCATGCCGTCGAGGGCGAGGAACCCGCGATGGTATTCGAGGCAGTCGCCGGGCCCGGCCTGGCCGAGCCAGCCACAGAAGTCGATCTCCGAGATCCGGAGCCTCGCCGTCGAGAAAGGGATGATCGTGTTGCTCATGAGCGGCTCCTACTCACCAGGTCCGGAAACCGTCTCAGGCGGCCGCAAGGCCGCGGGCGAGGAGCGTCCCGCGCAGCGTCTGGATCCGGCGGTAGAGGCCAGCGCGAGAGCCGTGCCCCTCGGCCGCCAGCTCATCGACGCTCCGGGTCGTGAGGGCTGCGCACAGCACGCCATCGCGACGATCGAGCGCGCCGAGGCAGCGCTCCACATCCAGCCGGATGGCCGACGTCGATGCGCCCTCGCCAGCCTGACCCCACACGGCGCCGAGGCCGCCATCGCTCGCGATCGTGTCGGCGAGAGTGTCCGATTCACCGTCATTGATGGGCGCGTCGATCGAGGTCGGCTCGAAGCCGAACATGCGACGCTCGGCGATCACACGCCGCATGATCCGCGTGGCGCGGTGCGCCATCACGGTCGCGACGAACGCACCGATCGACCCGCGCGCGGGATCGAAAGCCGCCAGCCGCGCGAAGGCGTCCGTGATCAGATCCTGGCGAATGTCTTCGAGATCATGGCGGGGCAGTCGCATCCGCCGCACCAAGCTGCGGGCAGCGGCATCGGCTTCGTGCAACAGCGTATGGAGCTGTTCCGGCGAGGGAGTGAAGGACATGGGGCAGAGCCTCGTCATCGGGTGTCGATGGCGAGACGGTGCCGGCTAGCAGGTCGTCCTTGGTGGGCGTCGCGTGGGCATTGCGTGGGAGAAACGTGGGCTAAGGCTCAACTCTCATCGTGCCCTGGCAGTCGAGACGCCATCCACGATTCCCCTCCCGACGAATGAGCGAACCGACCTCCGCGCGATCGAGCCCCCCTCTCGTCAAGGCATCCCGCAGCTCGCGAACGATATCGCGTCCCGGACGAGCCGTTGTCTGCGCAAGGGAACCGTAGATGACATCTTCAACGTCGCGGGCTGTGAGGTGCGGCCGAGGTGTCTTCGCTTGTTCGATCAGGGCCGCCAGAAGACGCGTCGGCTGATCGCTGAGGGTGATCTGCCTATCGCCCCAGGCAACGCGCCTTGCTCCGCGAAACACGGTGAGCGCCGGGTGCGCGTCGGATTCGAATGCCTTCTGTGGAAGCGTCACCGTCAATGTCCCGGCGCTGGACATGCTCGTGGTGGCCGCCACGTGAGCGGTCCTGATCCCGGCCCGCGTGAAACGTAGCCGCTCCGTGGCGGAGATTGACGGACCCAGCAGCAGGAGGTTCCCTGACCTTGCTTCCCGAAGCATTCCCTCCAGGCCCGTTTGGGATAGGGTTCCGCGCGATGGAACGATCACGATCGCGGCCGGGTCCTCGCCGGGTTCGATCAGCCAAACACCGGGCATGAGCAGCGAGAGGCCTTTCCGCCGTGCAAGAGCGTCGGCAATCAGTCCGACGAGGCGATCGGGATGGATCTGGAAGCTGCGAAGATCGTGGTCTCCCAGCCGAGTATCGCGATGTCTGTCGTTCGGACACAGCGCCCACGACGCTCCCTCGCGGAACTGGATGATCCGGGCATCCGCGCCACAGGAACAGTCGACACAAGGATCCCATTCCGCAGCTGGCGGACACTCCTGTAGGACGCCCGACGCGAGCAGCCGGTCGAAAGCCGGGCCAAAATGGCAGGCAGCTTGCCGACCCCAAAGGAAGATCGGCTCATCGGCCTCACTCAGCCGCCACAGCAGAGCCAGAAGCGTCTCGGTCATGGAGCATTCCGTTGCGGCGGAGGAGGCGCAAGATGCGATCCTCGTAGTGGATGCGCTTGAAGACGGCGTGTGCGGGCGGCTTCAGCTTGACAACGACCTTCCTGGTTCGAGTGCCTGGCTTCCCGAAATGCACCCGAAACACCAGGTGATTGAGCCGCCAGTCTGCGCCAAGGCTTGCTCCCCGCATCATTTCGCCGAGCCTCGCCAGTGCGTTGTCACGCCCGTCGCGCGCCACGTAGGAGAAAAACGTCCGGGTTTCGCCGGTCTTCGCATCAGCGCCGACCCGGTCAACTTGCACCTCCGTGATCTGCACACGCTGAATGAGGTCGTCGAATTCGTAGGTGAAGCGGAACCCAAAGCCGACCTGCTGCACCCGATCGAGCGTGTAGAGGTTCTGGGCATGATCCGATGCGAAAAAACCCGGGCGACCCAAAACCTTGTCGGCGAAAATCTCTGCAAGTTCGCGTCGCAACGCTTTCGCCGTTCCTCCAATCCCGACGATGCCCGTGCCGCTCTGATACTTGAGCACGGCATGTTCAGCGGTTCGGAAGCTGATCACCTTTTCCTGCTGGCCATCCACGATTGATGCGGTCGTCACGGGCGACCCATGAGTGATCACCAACGAAAACTCGTCGTCATCGTACCAGCCGACACGGCAGTGATTGCTGCGAAGCCCTTTCTTGAACAGCTCCGCGGCGGCGGCTTCGAATGCCTGACGGACGATGTCGTCCATCCTTGCCTCAACGCCTTCATCGAGACCGACGAACTCGTCGAGGCTTGGACGCGCCAGGATCACCATCATGTCGGATGCCGCGTCGAACACCTCGCGATGATCAAGGAACGCCTTCACGGCGATATGCTTCGGATCTTGCGCGCGATCGCCTTCGCCTTCCGCTGGCAGAAGGTTGGCGCCAAATCGAAGAGCCTGCTGCAGCAGGATTTCCAATCCGGCGGCGGTGCCGAGTTCTGCGATGTGATGCAGATCCGCGATCAAGCCCTCCGAGTAGTTTTCGTCAGGGCCTGCGAAATAGCCTTCAATGAATTTCCGCGCCTCAGCGTCGTCTTTGCCGAAGACTGAGAAATCGAATTGCGGCAGTTCGGCCGCATGGCGTTCCAGCAGCCTCCGCAACAGTCCGAGATCGATCGTCCGGGTGAACTTCGGATTTACAAATTTCTTGTGGTCTCGGGACACGGCTGTCCTCCATACCTGAATCGTGTTCTTGCTACGTTCTATCGCAAGCGTGGCCGTGAGTCGATTCAGGTTGCAGCCCCTGAGACGGTTTCTCCACATGCTGAGTAGGTGACCGGGGAGGAGACCCGGTGACCGAATGACTGGCCCCAACGCCCTGCGTCCCGAACTGATGAGCGATGCCGAGCGGCTCGACGAGGCCGCCGAAATCCTCGCGCGCGGCATTGTCCGGCTTCGGCAGCGGCGGGAGGGACGACCCACACCTTTATCTCGCGAGTGCGGAGACAGTTCGGTGGACTTCACCGCCGACCGCCGCCGTCATGCGGACACGCAACTCGGCGGAGACCGCCCATGAATGATCCCGTGCTGGCGCGCGTCGCCGCCATCAAGACCATACCCACGCCCGCCCTGAAGAAGATGTGGCGCGATCTCCATGGCACCGAAGCGCCTCCCTACAATCGGCGCTTCCTCGAAAGCCGTCTGGCCTATCGCATCCAGGAACTCGCCTATGGCGGGCTCAAGCCCGAGACGGTGAAGCGGCTCGATGCGCTCGCGCGCGGCGTCGAGGACACCAATCCAAAGACGCGGCGGATTCGCACCGACCGCAAGCCGGTCGCTGGCACGCGACTGCTGCGCGAGTTTCAGGGCGTCGAGCACATCGTGACGGTCACTGTCGAGGGCTACGAGTACCGGGGCCGACCCTACAAGTCGCTGTCTGCCATCGCGAAGGCCATCACCGGCGTGAAGTGGAACGGCTGGGTGTTCTTCGGCCTGAAGAGCGCTGGGAGCGGCACATGAGGCGAGCGGCGACCGGCCATCATCCGACGACGAAAATCACGCCGAAGGTGCGGTGCGCGATCTACACGCGCAAATCGTCCGAGGAAGGGCTCGACATGGAGTTCAACAGCCTCGACGCCCAGCGCGAGGCCTGTGCCGCCTATATCCTGAGCCAGAAGCCGGAGGGCTGGGTTGCCGTCGCCGACCGCTACGACGATGGCGGGATCTCGGGCGGCACGCTGGAGCGTCCGGCGCTGAAGCGCCTCATCGCCGATATCGAGTTCGGCAAGGTCGATGTGGTCGTCGTCTACAAGATCGATCGTCTGTCGCGCTCGCTGATGGACTTCGCCAAGCTGGTCGAGGTGTTCGAGCGGCGCGGCGTCACCTTCGTCAGTGTCACGCAGTCCTTCAACACGACGACGTCGATGGGACGGCTGACGCTCAACATCCTCTTGTCTTTCGCGCAGTTCGAACGCGAAGTGATCGGCGAGCGCATCCGCGACAAGGTCGCGGCCTCGCGCCGGAAAGGCATGTGGATGGGCGGCTACGTGCCGCTAGGGTACCGGGTCGAGAACCGCAAGCTGCTCGTCAACGAGGAAGAAGCGGCATCCGTCCGCCTGATCTTCGAGCGCTTCGTGAAGCTCGGATCGATCAAGCTGCTGATGCGGGAACTGCAAGCAGCCAACATCCGCAGCAGGCGCGGCTACATGCTCGACAAGGGCGCGCTCTACAAGCTGCTCAACAACCGGGTCTACATTGGCGAGTCCGTCCACAAGGGAGAGGCCTATCCCGGCGAACACGAGGCCATCATCAGCGCCGATCTCTGGAAGCGCGCCCACGCCATCATGGGCGAAAGCCCGCGCATGCGCGCCAACCAGACCCGATTGTCAGGACCGTCCTTGCTGCGCGGCCTGATCTTCTCGCCGAATGGCGACGCGATGTCGCCGAGCCACACCCGGAAGGGCGACCGGCTCTACCGCTACTACGTCACGCAGTCGATCCTCAAACGCGGTCCGGGAACCTGTCCGGTGGGCCGGATTCCTGCCGCCGAGATCGAGACGGCGGTCATCGAGCAGCTTCGCGGTTTCCTGCGCGCACCGGAATTGATCGTGCGGACATGGATGACCGCGATACGGCACGACGAGCGCATCACCGAGGCCGAGGTTCGCGACGCCTTCGAGCGGCTCGATCCGATGTGGGACGAGTTGTTCCCCGCCGAGCAGGCACGCATCGTCCAGCTTCTGGTCGAGCGCGTCGACGTGAAGGTCGATGGCATCGCGATCAGGCTGCGAACCGGCGGGCTGACCAAGCTCCTTGGCGAACTGCAATCGGTAGGTGACCGGCAGGAGGCGGCCTGATGGCGAAGGGCGCGTTCCTCCGCGATGCAGGCGCGCTCACCGTCACCGTGCCGATGACCTTCAAAAAGCGTGGTGGGCGCAAGCTCGTCATCGCGCCGAACGGGGCCGACGCGTGGGCGCTGCCGCGAGCACGCATCGACAACACCATGGTGAAGGCGCTCGCCCGCGCCCACCGCTGGAAGAAACAGCTCGACAGTGGCCGCTACCAGACCGTCCAGGATCTTGCCGAGGCGGAGAAGATCAACCCATCCTACATCGCCCGTGTCCTGCGCCTCACGTTGCTCGCGCCGGACATCGTCGAGGCGATTCTTGACGGGCGGCAACCGGCGGGGCTGCAGTTGGACGACCTGCTCGTGCCCTTTCCGGTGGAGTGGGGAGATCAGAGGCTCGCATTCTTGCATCCCCAAGGGCCGCGGCCGATCTCGCCGGGCGCCTAACTGACCATTTTTGCAGTAGGTTGCCCTACAGCGCGATCACGATTGACAGCGGCGTGGCGAGCTCCTATCTTCTGTAGCGAAGGTTACAGAGAATTCTCGATGCGTCTCGCCGACGTCTGCATCATCCACACCGGCTACACCGCTCGCGGCAGACTCGAGCCGATGGCCGCTGGGGGCGTGCTCGCAATCCAGCTGCGAGACATATCCTCAGAAGGCTATATCGACCCTGAGCGTCTCACTCGCGTCCAACTGGAAGACCTGGCAGACCGCTACTTCGTGCGCGCCGGTGACGTTGTGTTTCGGTCACGGGGTGATCGCAATACGGCTTCCGCCCTGGACGAGCGCCTGCAGGAACCCGCGCTTGCAGTGCTCCCTCTGATGGTCCTGCGTCCGAATCTCAAACTCGTGACGCCAGAGTATCTCGCGTGGGCGATTAATCAGCCACCAGCGCAGCGCCACTTCGACGCCGCGGCCCGGGGCACGAACATCCGGATGATACCCCGATCCAGTCTCGACAACCTCGAACTCGATGTGCCGGACATCGAAACTCAAGAAAAGATCGTAGCGGTCGACGCCCTGGCCGAGCGAGAGCGCTTGCTTTCGCAGCTCGCCGCCGAGACGCGAAGGCAGATGATCAGCCTGATCCTCGTCGAGCAAGCAAACAGGATTAGCCCCAGTACTGGGATGGAAAGGACGTCCAAATGACCGACCAACTCACACAGCAGCAGGTCAACCAGACGGCCTGGGCCGCTTGCGACACATTCCGAGGTGTCGTCGATGCTGGTCAGTACAAGGACTACATCCTCGTGATGTTGTTTTTGAAGTACATCTCTGATCACTGGAAGGATCACCTCGAAACCTATCGCAAGCAGTTCGGTGGAGATGAGATCCGGATCCGGCGCAGGCTGGAACGTGAACGTTTCGTCCTGCCCGAAGGCGCCAGCTTCTACGACCTCTACGAAGCGCGGAACGAACCCAACATCGGCGAGCGGATCAACATCGCGTTGGAGCGGATCGAGGACGCCAACCGCACCAAGCTGGAAGGCGTGTTCCGCAACATCGACTTCAACTCGGAGGCCAATCTCGGCCGCGTAAAGGACCGCAACCGGCGCCTCAAGAACGTGCTGGAGGACTTCGCCAAGCCCGCACTGGACCTTCGCCCCAGCCGCGTGACCGAGGACATCATCGGCGAGTGCTACATCTACCTGATCTCGCGCTTTGCCTCCGACGCGGGAAAGAAGGCAGGCGAGTTCTACACGCCCTCCGCCGTTTCCCGCTTGCTGGCGAAGCTGGCCGCACCCAAGTCTGGCGACACGATCTGCGACCCGGCCTGCGGGTCCGGGTCACTGCTGATCCGTGCTGCCGAGGAAGTCGGATCCGAGAACTTCGCCCTTTACGGCCAGGAAGTGAACGGTGCCACATGGGCGTTGGCGCGGATGAACATGTTCCTCCACGCCAAGGACGCCGCGCGCATCGAGTGGTGCGACACGCTCAACAGCCCCGCTCTGGTCGAGGGCGACCACCTGATGAAGTTCGACGTGGTGGTGGCCAACCCGCCGTTCAGCCTCGACAAGTGGGGCGCGGAGAACGCGGAAACCGACCAGTTCAAGCGGTACTGGCGCGGCATTCCGCCGAAGTCCAAGGGCGACTACGGCTTCATCACCCACATGATCGAGATCGCTAAGCGCCATAGCGGCCGGGTGGCCGTTATTGTTCCGCACGGCGTGCTGTTCCGGGGCGGAGCCGAGGGGCGTATCCGGCAGGCGCTGATCGAGGAGAACCTGCTCGACGCGGTGGTGGGTCTGCCTGCCAACCTGTTCACGACCACGGGCATCCCGGTGGCCATTCTGGTCTTTGATCGCTCTCGCGAACAGGGGGGAGCCAACGAGGGCCGGCGCGATGTTCTGTTCATCGATGCGAGCAGGGAATTTACGTCGGGCAAGACTCAGAACGTGATGGAGGAAGCGCACATCCTCAGAGTGCTGGAAACCTACGCTTCGCGGGCGGAGACACCGAAGTACTCCCACCGCGCCAGCCTTGAGGAGATCGCCGAGAACGACTTCAACCTCAACATCCCCCGCTACGTCGACACCTTCGAGGCGGAGGAGGAGATCGACGTGGCCGCCCTGCAGAAGCAGATCAACACCATCGAGGCCGAGTTGGCCGAGGTGCGGGGCAAGATGGCCGGCTATCTGAAGGAGCTGGGCGTCGATGTCTGAGGGACAGCAACAAACACCAGCAACGATCCGGAATTTCCGGATAGTTCAGGCCGAACGCCCGCTGGCTGGATCAGTCGTCAGGGAATCCTTGATGACTGCCCGCCGTCGCCCGGTCGCCATGGCCGAATGGGCGGACAAGCTCGACGCCTTCCTGTCGTTCAACGAACGCGACGTGCTGACCCATGCCGGGCGGCTGCGGATGGAGGTGGCCCAGAAGCTGGCCGCTGACCGG